TGCCGGTTCGTGCCGGTTCGTGCCGGTTCGTGCCGGTTCGTGCCGGTTCGTGCCGGTTCGTGCCGGTTCGTGCCGGACATTATTATACATCATAAAGCATAGAGCTATAATCATATATAGTTATAGCTCTATGCTGTGATACTGCTATTAAAGAACAGGCGGTCCCTCAAACTCAACTTCGACTTCTGCATCTGCACCTGTAGGCATTTCTGGTTCGCCGAGTACGGCCATCTTGCGGAATGACTTTGTAAAGTCTCCCTGGGAAAGCCTGATAGTATTTTCATCACGGTTATCCATCCAGTCTATTACTGATGCATCCACATCTTTTGTCATGATGAATGTTGCTTTAACCATTGATTTTTTAGTCTCGGCATCCTCAGTCATTACTGTTTCAATAGAATCACCGCCAGCACTTTGTGATCGAACATTCCTGTCGCCACGTCCAGTTTTGTAGCTTAAACTGTTCGGCTTAATAGGAATCGTCACATCATTTATCTGGACAGTTGGATTCTCTAAAGTCTTAGCCATTCTAATACCTCCTCTATTTTATTTTTATACTGGCCTTATTTTTAATCCATATTAATTATGAACTGAATTTAATCTGGATCGTTCCAAGCATTGCTCTGAACTGTGTTACCAGATCAGGCGCGGCTGCTATCCTGGCAGTTCCTTCCCGTACTGATACAATTATGGAAAGATTATCATCAAAATCTTTCTTAGCCTGCGTTCCCTTCTGTACCAGTGCCTCCTCTGCCCATACATCATAGAGCTCAAGAATAAATGCTCTTATACTGCCCTCATTTGCCATATCACGGCGCGGAAGCAATGATCCATCAGTCAGGCGTGTCTGAGCATATTTAACGCGTCCATTCTCATACAGAGATTCACGCACAACAGATGCAGTATCAACCGTATTAAGATTTTTGTATGAATCATCCGGATTTCCAGCTTCATCTGTCAGATATGTTGTGACAAATGTTCCCATAATACTTCCATTAAAGGCACGATTCGGACCGATAATAGAAACGCCATTGGTTTTAAAATCCTTCTGTTCAGTATTTGTCCAGAAATCCTGCTGTAGCGCAGGCTTTGTATTCGGCATTGCAGTATTAAAATACGGCAATGAAGAAAGTTCCACGCCTCCAAACTGATCATCCGGAGCAACGGTTGTAAGGTAATCGGCCAACTGAGCATCCTGCGTTCTCCGCAGCGCCCTTATAGCACCAAACTGCGCAATCATTGTATCAGGCATTTCCGGTACAGCTGTTCCAACTCTTTTGTTTGCCACATTAAGAGTTTTATTACCTACGACCACAACGCTCTGGCTGTTCTGATTCGCGTACGCTTTAACTTCGGTAGACGTTCCTTTCTTGACCTGGAATACGACTCCGTCAAGAATCTGATTTTCTTCATTGAAACGACCATCAAGAAGAGTCTGAGCTTCTGTCAATGCATATGCTGCAGGCCACATGATTGTCTGGTACCGGATATCGCCTACGATATCGAGAACACCGGTTAATACAGGATCATTTGCGCCGCCTGACCATCCAGTGACTGCAACAGCAACTCCTGCCACCATTCCGGAGTGACGGATATCCCAGTCATTACAAAGTGTCCCACCGTTTGAAGCTGTAATGGTTATGACACCGGCCGCATTTGCGGCAGTAAACGGAGCGTCAAGGTCTGCATCCATAAGAGCCACAAGAGCATCGCCGATTTCAGTTGCAGTGTCTTCATCAAGAATATCCACTTCATACTGATGATCATTTTCTGATCCAACGGAAAATACAAGAGATCCATCTTCCTCAGCAGGCCCGGTAATTGTAAAGACAGATGTTCCCTGAACTGCAGTGCCGTTATCATCAAGCGGAATAGCATCCAAACGACTGATTTCATTTTCACGCTTAAAGTTCCGGATCATACCGGCAAGATGAGAACGTCTGCCGAACAGTGTATTATTCTGTGATGTGTTATTGGTAATGTTGTCGTATAAATCACCGGCAGTTGCAGTGCCGGCTGCAAGCATCTGCGCTACGATCAACGCGTTCTGGCCTAATACTCCTGCAAGCTGAGACGCAGGAATAATCTGTAAAGATATTTCCGGTTCTAAAATCCCTGGCATGTGTCTACCTCCTGATTATTAAATTAATCTTTTTTTTCTTATGGTTTATCTTTTGGCGGATTCGGTTTTTTAGCTGTGACAAGCTCACAGCATTTATCCGTTTTTGCATCCTTCAAATATCTGCGAACATCTTTATCAACAGGAATGTCTTTATAAGTTTTGATGGTTATTTTTTGACCTGCTTTGCCGCCTAAAATGTCTGCATTCAGTTTTAATTTTTTTGATTTCAGCTGCTTATTATCATATCCATTTAACATGACGCCTCCTTTATGGAGCTATAGGTTCTTCATCAAGGTCAACATTGACCTGCATATTCTCAACCGGATAAACACCTTCTTTCTCCGGATCAACTCTCTGTTCATATTCAATATCACGAAATGCGCTTGTATTTTGAGCATCAACTGCATCTTCATCAGTAAGATCCATGGGTACTTGAAATTCATATCCATAAAGTAATACTGCTTTGTCATAACCTACAAGACCATGGCCGAGAGGAATTGTTTTAAATTCAGGACCGGTTTCCAGGTTATTATCAAACTCAACTCCATATAAACATTTATAGATCGGCTTTACTAATTCATACCTGCAGATATCAATAGCTACCTCGCCTGTGATCTCGTCAGATGTTGGAACAAATACAAAGCATGTAAAACCATCAATCAAACGCAATCGTAAATCCTGCCCGTTTCCAATGGTCGCAACTGCATCGGATAATGCTTCACGCTGTTTTGATGTTTCAACGTCATGGCCTACAACAAATATCCAGTATTCGCCTGCAGCTTTTTTTGTGTATTCTTTCCGCGCCCGATCAAGAGTAGCAGCTTTTGCCACTCGAACATTTTTACTGACTTTTCCACCAGTATAAACACCGTCACTGATCGGATATTCAGACCTGGTAACCGTGAATGCGGTAGGAGAAGTAACAGTAATTTCATAAGAGCCATTCACTCCATCAACTCTATTATTCTCAAGCAACACTTCATTTCCGCTTAATGTCGGAAGGCTGTTTACTGATCTTACTTTGAATGTTCTGCGATTAGGAACGGCCAGTAATTTAAAACTATCATTCCACGCGCCATCGGTAAAACCATCAAGGCTTACTTCATCATGTTCTTCCCATTCATACGTCAAATCATGATCTTCTGATGTTCCAAAAGTGAACACCAGGCCATCTTTAGAAACAGAATCAATATGAGTGCGCGCGGTAACTCCTGCAAGATTTATATCATCACCGGTCTCAAGCTCATGAGGATCATCTGTTGTAACAGTAACCACGCCACCAGACGCATTAATCAAGCTTACATTGATTGTATCACTGAATCTGTCAGTATATACCGGCAGTAAAAATCTAAGCTGATTTACAACATCTAATAGTTTCATAATCCCTTACTTGCGCGTTTATGTATGTCTTTATGAGTCGTATCTTCCAGTATTGTTCTGTTCTGAGTGCCTCGTTCATCTGCTGTTCTCTTAACATGAGGCCTATTCATATAATGTTCTAAAAATTCTCCATAGAACATTTTTTCACCAAAAGTCATTTCAGACGATCCGCGTACGTTAAAATCAACACTCCTGAATAGGTTACCGCTTAAAATTGCTGGCGCCTCACCCGGGGCCGATGCCTGATGTAATCTGCCTTTTATAAAGTAAATCCTGCCAGTCTTTTTTTCATCCCTGAATAAGCTTTGCAGGTGTCTTGTATTCTCGCGGCCAATTTCAAACAGAGAATTCCGGATACCCTTCTTAACACCATTAGTAGCGCCCAGATATACATTGCGCATTGTCTGCTTATCTTTTTTTGTATGTGGCGTTACGGTTACCATTACTGATTCGCCTCTTTATCTTCATCACCCCAAAGTTTAGAATATAATAAAAGCCATTCATCCCTTTCTTCAGGATTGATTATCCTTACAATTTCAAATGCATTCCCGCGAAACCTGACAACCTTTTCAGCCGTTATTCCTGGCCGATATCGTATGCTAAATAAATGAGTAGGCTGCTTCCCAAGATCAATATCATCAAAAATCTTTTTGCCGGCAGGAAGTGAAAAAACTCCGGCCCATACTGGTAAACCTTCATCATATTTCTCAGTAACCGACCCTGAGCCATGTTTTGGAGATGTTAATACCCTGGTATGGATAACTATGCGCTTATCCATATCTCCACCAGTATACTGCTTTAACGGTCTATGTACTGTTTTTCGCTGTGGCATAATTAAAAAGTATTTATTACCTCAAATGGGTTATATAAAGCCCGTACAGCGTCAGGCATTCCTTTTTTATTCTGTGGCTCAGCATCGCCTCTATTTGCATAATGAAAAAATACATGCTCTTTTATGGCGGTCTTTATTCCTTCCGGTACCGCTGGAGCTCCTCCAAAATTTACTGTTAAAACACCGGTTGCAGGTGTCGCCGGCGTTCCAACTATTTCATATGTAAACTCAGTATCACTTGTAACTGTAATCTCATATGTGCCGTTATAGTCAGCCTGATCCGCGCCTGCAATTACAACATTCATACCCGATACAAGACCATGCTTTCCGTCAGTCGTTGCAGTTACGGTTGTTCCAGACCTTGTTAAACTTGATACTCCAAGTGTTTTTCTATATCCTGCATCAAATGTAATCTTGATCGGATATGGTATATTATCCGCGTCAGTCATTTCGCTTGTATCAGAAAAAATAACCCGCGAAAATTCACTATTCATTTTAATTGCAAACTCAGTTACCGGCTCAAACGATTCGGCAATAGATATCTCAATTGACGCAATAGAAATCAGTGGTGAACGCCGGATCTGAATAAAAGGATATCTTTCTTCATCGCTACATTGCAGTCCTGAAAAATATCCTTCGAATGTCCTCTGCACGAATGTCCGGTCTGTATAATCTTCACCTTCTTTCGTCATGCCTGAAATCAGGGCAGACAATAATGCATCATCTACCGCGATTTCATCCTGCTTTATCCATTCTTTAATTTCCGCCAGTGTTACCGGATCCTCACTGGCGGAAATTATAGCTCTGTAATAATCATCCATTATTTACCGTTATTTGCTGACTGTTCTGACTGCGCTTTGGCTTCCTGAATAATCTTTTCAGTCATTGTTGTGCTGTCAAATTTCTTATCCAGCTCAAATTTAAGATTATTTTTTGCATACGCGATCAGAGCCTTTTTTGCCGCCTTTTCATTCTTGGCAGTCTTTACAATGTTTGCACACTGATCAGCTACTGAAACATCAACTTCTTCAGGTTTTCCCTTATCAGTATCCTTTTTTTCATCCGGATCAGGTGTATTATCACCGGCGCCTACTTCTACATTATCATCCATTACTTCATCAAGGGACTTGCCGGCAATATCAGCAAATTTCTGTTTATCAGCTTCGAACTGTTCACGATCGGCTTTCAGCTGCTCCTGATCGGTTTTCAACTGATCCTGATCAACTTCAAGTTGCATTTGTGCCTCATTAAGTACTGCTTCACGATCCGCAATAATGGCCAGTCTTTCGGCAACATCACCGGTCTCTTCGCGTGCTTCTGCATCCTTTGCATCAACCATCTTAAATGAACCAGCTGCTACCATGTCATGAGCGAATTTAATAGGAAAATGATCTATTGTGCCTTTTTCAATTTTAACAATAGGCCCGACTGCTGGATCAAGTGCGTAATTGTCTGTTTTCAAACATTCTATTTTTAAGGTTTTCACCTTTCCGTTTTTTGCCATTATAGTTTCCTCCTTCTGTTTTTTTTTAAAGAAATGCTCCGGCAGGCACACCATGTGAAACCTGCCGAAGACATTTTGGCGGTATGGCTACCACCTGACACGACTATTAGGGTGTCGGTGCTGCTGAATCAGGAACAGGCATATGATTCGGATGACCAAGTACTGCAATAGCAGATAAGAATCCACCATCTGTTACGCCAGTGGAAACAATCTTCAGACGCGTATGCGGCTTTTTACCTACTGAGCCGATCCGTTTTACAGTATTATCATCGTCCGCACCAAAAGCTGCAGCTCCAAGAACTTCATCTGCAGGTACGTCAACGGTAGGATCAGCAACATCACCTTCAACTATCCCTACCGTATGGACGCCGTCAGTAATCGTATCGGAAATAATAAAAAATTCGAGAGATCCAACCCCCTGCTCAAAACTCGGCAGGTCAAGGTCTTCTCCGTAAATAGTACCATTTTCTGAGATCTCTATTCTTTCAAGAGCCACAACCTCTTTTACATTATGATGCATATCTTTATGCATTTTAAACCTCCTTGATTATGCGCCGCTTTTACACGGCGCGTTATCGAATTTTCAAGTCTTATCCTACAAACTACAAACTGCTGGCCGTAAATAAATTTTACAGAGATTTTACTTTAAGCACTCTGAAGGCCTCAGACAGTGTTACCTGTCCAAATGTCCAGCGATGGAAAACCAGCTGAATCATTGCCTGCAGTGAAAGGGTTACCTCATCACGGATGATGACCGTTGCAGAACGATCAACAATAGAATATCCGCGCATAAAGTCAGCATATACAACCGGCAATGCACCTGCCGCGATAGACGGCATATCCTGGATTACTGTATACGGTTCGCCGTTTATCTGGTTAGGAGCATTATCAGACATTCTCAGCTGCCAGATAGGATTACCCGCATCATCCTTGAGTGTCCGGAGTTTAGCAAGCGTCTGCCTGTTAAAACCGTACATAGGATTGTAACCGACTTTAAGATCACCGGTCAGTAAGGTCATATCATTTGAACTGACCTCACCAGCATCTTCTGTCTCGCGGAAATTGGCCTGAACATCTGAATTCTGCAGGAAGCCTTCAGACATTTTGTCACCAGGTCCGGTAC